GGACCCCGAGCCCGAGCCCGAGACACCGGACGAGCCCGCCCCGGACGCGCCGTCCGGCCAGTAGCACCACGAACGCCCCCTCGCGCCTACGGGCGTGAGGGGGCGTTTTCTGCGTTTCAGTTCCGGGCTGTCGGTGCCGTATGCCATAGTCGTCCCGTTGCTCCCCGCGAACGCGGGGATGGCCCCTGTGGGGACTGAAGCAGCATGCTCCCCGCCGCTGCGGGGGTGTACCGATGAGGCCTTACGTCGGCACGCTGACTGGGGCTCGTCTCTCCGCGCAGGCGGAGGTGTACCGATGGGCGTCTGGGTCGCAACGTTTCGGCCCGATCCCTTCTCCGCGCGAGCGGAGGTTCCCCGCCGCTGCGGGGATGGCCCGAGTTTCAGGGGCGTGCAAGACCTGTTGCCCGCGCATGCGGGAATGAGAGAACCCCCGCGCTTCCGGCGCGGGGGTTCTTCCGTGTGCGGGCCCGTCAGGTTCGGCAGACAGATCGGGGCTAAGCGCCGAGTGCATCCATCAGGTGATCGTCGAGGTCGGCGACCCAATCCTCGCGCCGCCACGGCCGCAACTCCCGCCGCGCCCGCTTGAGTCGGATCGCCGGTACCCGGCCGCCCGTCGTCGCCGCCGCGGTGACGCACCCGTGCAGCAGCTCGGCGGCCGCCTGCGGCTCCCCCATCCGCACCCGGGCGAGTGCCTGATCGGTCGTCACGATCGCCCGCTGCACCTGCTCGCGCGGGCCGACGAGCGACGCCGCCGACCGGGCGAACCGGTCGTGCGCGACGGCCGGATCGCCGACGTACAGCTCGCACACGCCCTCGAACCCGGCGAGGTGCCCCGGCGAGAAGCTGCTCGTCGACGGGTCGCCGTCCGCACCGCTGTCCATGTCATACCAGGCAAGCCCGAGCGCAGCCTGCGCCTGCCGCTGCTCGTTCGCCCGCGCCGCGATCTCTGCCTGCAGCGCGTGCGCACGGGCCCGAACGGTCACGCTGCCGCCGGTCCTCGCGTCGCGCACCGCGGCGTCGACCAGGCGCCGCGCGTCCTCGAGGCCCTGCGTCGAGTACAGGGTGACGAGCGCGTGCGACATGTGGACTGTCGCCCGCCGCCACGGGTCGGCGAGCAGCCCGGCCTCGCGGGTCGCCTCGGCGTACAGCGCCCGCGACGCGGCATCGTCCCGGGTCTCGAAAGCCAACCGGCCGGCGAGCGTACGGGCGGCGACCGCCGCGACCCGCAGCGCCGGCAGTACCGGCTCGGGCACCGGACCGTCGAGCAGTTGTCGGCACGCCTCGACGACGGGGGCGAGCAGCAGCTGCAGCCGCACGAACGGCAGCGACCCGACTTGTGAGTTCACGTCCGCGACGGCAGCGGCGAGCCCGGCGACGACCGGCTCGTCGACACGGGAAGGGTCGGCGACCGCCGCGGCGAGCCCGGCCTGCGTCGCCGGCGACAGCAGCGCGAGCAGCCCGCCGCCTTGCTCGGTTGCGGTGCGCAGCAGCAGCGTCCGCAGCTCGGCGAGCCGGTGCTCGCTCTCGCCGAGGTGCCCGAGCGCGTCGAGCAGCTCGGCGAAGTCGGACCCGCCGCCGATCGACAGGGCCCCGGCGGGGGTGCGCGCGTACAGGTGGGCGAGCAGCAGCTGATGCCGCTCGTCGGGCCGTGTCGGGGTCGCGGACTCCCATCGGGCGACGGAGCGCTGCAGCCCGGCGACCGAGGGGAGGCTGCCACGCGGCTGCCCGAGGTCGTCGGCGATCGCGAGCAGGGCGCGGGCGGTGTCGGCGAGGGATAACCCCCGGCTCTTGCGCAGCCGCTTCATTGCGGCGGCGCCGGTGGTTCTGTCGTCCATGCCCCCCATGGTGACGTATAGAAAACGCTACACGGGCACGATCAGGCGAGGTTTCCCCTGCTCGGCTGTGTAGTTGAGCGTCTGCCAGGTGCCCGACGTCGGCTCGTCGCCGTGTGGGAACCCGACCGTCATCTGCGCGTGGTCGACCATGTGCCGGTTCCGGGCGTGATAGGCGGGTGTGCGCAGCTCGGTCGCGCCGAGCTCGACCAGGTCGACACGGTCGCCGAGCTCGCGCACCGCAGCGCGCGCTTCGGCGGGCTGCTGAGCGAGCCGGCCGGGGGTGACGACGGTCAGGGCGGCCGGGGTGTGTTCGGCGAGCCACAGCAGCGTCAGTGTGTCGATGCCGCGGGCGCCGCCGATGTAGAACCGAGCGTCGACGGCGAACGGGGCGAGGTACTGCGCGAACAGGGCCGCGTACTCGTCTAGGGGGCGGTGCTCGGTCTTGCGGGTGCCGGTGATAGCGACGCGTCTCATGATCAACTCCGTGTCATAGGTTGTCACATCCCAACCAGTCTGCCGCGCGGGCAGATTGAACGTGTGACCCGCAGCCACCTGCACGAACTCGCCGACAACCTGCGCTTACGGGGCCTGACAGTCGTCATGGACCCGGACGCCGGGACCGTATCCGCAACGAACCCGATGCACCGGCTGATCACTACGACGATCAGGTGCACCGGCGACGCCTACCTGACCGAGTACGACTACGAAGTCGGGCAGCGCGGCGACGAGCCGGCGAGCGCCGGCCGGATCGCGCACCTGCTCGCCATGCCGCAGCGCGACGTGCCGCTGCGCCCGTGCAGCTACTGCCCCCACCCCGGCGCGAACTGCTGCGTCAGGCTCGTCGACACGGTGTCCGGCCCGCCCCGGCCCGTGCTCGCCCACTGGTCGTGCGCGACGCGCCGCAAGGTGCCGGTGCTGTACTCGCTCATCGAGACGGAGACGACACCGTGATCGTGACCCGTATCGGCGACCGGATCGCCCTGCCCGCCCCCGCCCTCTGTTGGGTGCCGATGCCGAAGAACCCGACGCGGCGCTGCACGAACCCGGACCCGAGTCACGACGGGGACCATGAGCACGAGTATTCCGGGGCGACATGGCCGCGGTACAAAGGCGAGCAGCGGGAGCTGCAGCCGTGACCGCGCCGGCCGCCACCACGCCGCCCGCCGACCGCGCCCGGTGCCGTGACGCGGAGATCCCGCCCGCCGCCGCGCTGAAGTATGGGCAGGCTCTCGGATGGGACTGCTACGCCTGCGGCAAGACCCTTACAACCGGAGCGATACACGTCGGCCGTGCCGTCGGCCGCGACGGCGCGCACGTCCTCGACTGTGACGTGTACGCGTGCCCCTGAACCCCCTGCCCGCGGATGCCGCCGATCGTCGGCGGGCAGGGATGAGCGGCCCCGGCCTGTTTGTGTCCCCCTCGGGCAGGCCGGGGCTACCTACGGCGCATCAGGTCGGAGAGTTCCACGCCGATGACTTCGGAGATCTGAATCAGGCTGTCGATGCGGGCGGCAGAGTGCCCCTGCTCAATTCGGTTCAGTGTCGTGCGCTCGATGCCCGCCTGCAGGGCGACAGCTTCCTGCGTCAGATTGGCCGCGAGGCGCGCCTCGCGAATGTTGTCGCCGATCTCACGACGGCGGGCGAGAAGCCTGGGGTGATCTAGCGGCGGCACTGGTCAACCGTTGCCGCATCAAGATCCAATGTCTGTAGCGTATACCGTACATTCCTGAGTCACGGAACAGTTGCGCGAGCTCATCACCCTTTCGAATGACTGTTCGCATATGCTCTTGAAACTTGCACAGTGCACAGGTTCGCTAGAACCGAACCACTCATGACCGCCGTCACCACCGAGTGACGGCTGCCCGCCTGCCCGTGCCCCACACGGCAGGCGCGGCCGCACCCCGGGCGCCATTTCGTCTCCGCAAAGACACGGCGTCCGGGGTGCTCGCATTTCCGCAGGTGAGCGGATACATGTTTTGGATTCATCTATGAGCGACCACTATCCCAAAACGGGGTACGCCGCCGGGTAGCGGCAGCAGTCACGACTAGCTGCTCGGCTGCTCTTCCGGCTCCCACACCGGGACGACGCGCACGCGCTTACCTGCGCAGATGTCGACCCGGCGGATCAGGCTCGCCAGGATGATCCGCTTCGACTGCACGCTGATCGTCTCCCACTCGTCGAGCAGCCCCTGCACCACATCGCGGAACGGCTCGGGGCTCTGCGGCGCGGCGTCCTCGCGCGGCAGGGCGTCGAGCTGCGCCTGCAGCGCGTTCGCCTCGCTCACGAACCGGTCGCGGGTCCGCAGGTACGTGTCGCGCGGGATGTCGCCGAGTGCGTGCCCCTCCGTCGCCCGGTCGATCGCTGCCGACACCTTCGCTAGCTTCGCCTCGAGCGCCTTGCGCTGCACATCGACGTCCGGGCCCTTGCGTTGACGCGGCAGGACAACCGTCCCGGCCGCGAGCGCGTCGATCTGATCCCGGACGCCGCGCAGCCACTCGTGCACCTCGCCCTCGACGACCACCCGTCGAATCCACACCGTTGGGTGGTCGACGGCGTGCCGGGCTCGTGCGAGGCAGTGATAGGCGTAGCACGAGTTGTGATGGTTGTCGTTGATCGGGGAGCTGCCGCACTCTCCGCAGCGGATGAGGCCGGACAGCGGGTAGGCGGGTTCGTGGCTGCGAGGCGGGGTGGTGCGGCGCGCCTGCCGGCGTTCCTGGTAAGCGTCCCACTCGTCACCGGTCCAGATCGCCTCATGTTCGGCAGGCAGGTGCGTGTAGTGGGGTGGCTTCTGGCAGCGGCCGGGGTCACTGCACTTGACGTCACTGCGGTGGGTGACGAGCAGTCCGGCGCCGAAGCCGCTGTCGTAGTACCAGCGAACCGTCTGGTCCTGCCACGGCCGGCCGCGAGTGTTGAGCACCCCGAGTTCGTTCCAGCGGGCGGCGATCTTCCCGTATCCGACCTTGCCCGATCCGTACTGCTGGATTCCTTCGAGGGACAGCTCTGCAAGGTCGGGGGCGACTTCGTACCGCTCGTCCTGCAGCTTCCACCCGCCTTGCCCGTCCGGGATCCGGCGCGGGAACCAGGTGTACCCGAACCGCTTCCCGCCCGTGGCAGGCAGGCCCTTGCCGCGACGCAGCTCGTGCGTCTCGCGCCACTGCTCGCCGGCGCGGTTGGACTCGAACTCGGCGATGTCGAGCAGCATGCCGCGGGTGAGCCGGCCGACGGCGGTCCGGGGGTCGACGTCCTCGGTCGCGCTGACGAGGTCGCCGCCGACGTTCTCAATGCGGGCGAGGTTGATGTCGACGCCGTGCCGGTTGCGGCCGAACCGGCTGAACTTCCATGCCCACACCTCGCGCTCGGGGCGTGCGTCGTCCTCGACGATCTCGATCGCGCGCATCACCTTGCGTTTGAAGTTCCGGCCGGTCGCGTCGGGGTCGACGATCCACTCGGCTACGTAGCGGCCGCGGCGGGCGGCGGCGTCCTCGACGACACTCTTCTGAATGTCGACGGAAATCATTTCTTCGCGCCACGTGGAAACGCGAGCGTATCCGATTACAGGAATCAGACCGCTCGCGATCGCCTTACCACGGGGCACCTGTTCATAAACCTTCAGGGAGCCCATTTCGGTTAATCCTATTTATCAGGCACTGCCGCCGTGTCGGATGTAGGTCTCGTTCCGAGGTCCGGGCATGGGAAGCACATCCGCACGCCCTTCACTGGCCTCGGCAGTTCCCGACGCCGTGACTGTGTCGATCTTTGCTGCTCTCCAACCCATCTCGGTGTACTGCTGCGCCTGCCGCTTGGACAGACTGGCGATGCGCGTCTGATGGGTCATGAGGCGCTCTGTGTCCCGGCGGTTGCTGACTACGACCACGCCGGTCAGTCCGACGAGCAGCAGAACAAGGCCGATCCGGTATGAGGCGGTGTGGTCGTCGAGTGCGGCGTACGTGATCAATGCGGCCCCCACTGCCGCAACCGATCCCGCAACCACTCCTCTGGGCACGTGCATCCGATCACCCTTCCGCGGCAGCACCCCCCGCGGTGCTGTCATTCGCGTCGTCCTGCTTCCGCAGGCGCCTAACCATGGTCGCGAACCAGTCTCGATCGTCCCTCGGAACGCCGGCCATTACGGCAAGCTCTTCGGGAGTCAAAGTGTGTCCGGACGATACCCCAAAGTGACTGGATTCGTTCGCCGGATGCTGAAAGTCCGCTTCCGTTGCCTTGCCCGTGCGGACCAGCAACTCATCGAGCGGTTTCTGCAGGAACCGGGCGAGTGCCACCTGCACTTCGAGGTTGGGGACGGTGCCGCTCAGGATCCGGGTAACCGTCGACGGGGCGATGCCCGCGTCGGCCGCGAACCGCACCCGGTCCCCCCCTCGGGGCGACTGCACGTCGTATCCGCGATCGGCGAGTTCGCCGTATAGCCAGGTGAGCCACCCTGGCGCCTTGTCTTCATGATCGTCTCGTCTCCGCATGCGTGCAGGCTACCGCTCACGGCAGGAAGTTAGGTCAACCTTCCATCCGTGAAAACACAGGTCAATGACTTACCGGGGCAACCTTTGGTCGTCTCAGCAGTCTAGGCCCATCTTCGAACACGCGCTCGAATATCGCAATCGCCGGATTGGGTGACGCTGCTTCCTTTCGTGGCAGGAAACAACGTGCTACCTTCCTTCCACGGGTCGAACTTCCACCGATGGAAGGAAGCACCGAACGATGAGTATCCACCTGCGCGCCGCGGCATACGCCGACCTCGCCAAGGCGCACGGCCACCACACCTACGAGCAGCAGGCAGTCGCCGCCGGCCTCGGCATCGCGACGATCCACCGCCTGCGCAAGGGGGGTCCGGCCAGCTCCACCGCCGTCGCTGCTCTGTGCAGCCTCTACGGCTGCGAGTTCGCCGACCTCTTCGAGATCCGGACACCCAAGCCCGAGCAGACCTCGGTCGCGGCATGAGCAGCGAGCAGATCACACGCCTTCGCGCTCTGCAGACCGCAGCGAACGCCCTGGTCGACGCCGTCGCCGAGCGCGCGTCGCAGACACCGCGACAGGCGGCAGAAGCGGCGTACTACCCCGGGCATCCGCTCGGGTCAGTCGACGCGATCGAGGCCGAGATCGTCCGCCGGCGCGAGCTGCAGTCGGCCGGGCCGGCTGCCGTTCCGCAAGCGGCATAGGGCCGTACGTCAAGGGGCCGCCCCGTCCGACCGGAGCGACCCCAAGAGGCCCGCACCTACCAACCCCAAGGAAGAGAGGCACGAGCCATGAGCGCTCAGCCTACCGAAACACCACCCCCGGACGTATCCGCCGCGATCAGTGACAACCGTCTCGCCGTGCAGGTCGTCATCGACGAACTCGCCCTGCCCGCGCCGACGCTGGTCGCCCGCCCGCTGCTCGTGCACATCACGCTCGCCGACGTCGACGACCTCGCCGAGTGGCTGCTCGCCCTCGGCGGGCACGTCACCCGCAGCGTGCAGAACCCGGCCGCCGGTGCGTCGCTGTGGACCCTGCGCACCGAAACCCCGGTGCGGGCGAACGGGCGGGCCGTGGCGATCCACGTGCACTGTCCGGTCGTGTCCGGCGAGGACGTTCTGACCGAGGTGCTGTCGGCGGTGACCGAATGACGATCACCGACCCGTTTACGGCCCCCGGCCGCAACCGGCCCGCCCCGTCCCCGGCCGCTGTCGCCCTCGCGGTGCAGTGCCGCAAGGCGAAAGCGCTCGCCGACACCGCCCCGGCCCGGTTCGCCGACATGCCCGCCCCCGCGCCGACCGCGTCGGCCGCTGGCGGCGAGGTTCAGCTCGTCGTACGCCCGCGTTCGATCACGGACTGGGACCGGTGGACGCGCGAGCTCGGCGCGACCGACCAGCGGCGCACGACGCACACCGGTGCGGCGACGATCGCCCGCTGCGTGGTCGGCGGCGTCCGGGTCCGGCTGATCGGCGAGGGCGTTCCGGCGCTGCTCTCCGAGCACGACCGCCGTGCGGGGGTGCGCCGTGGCTGAGTGCACCCATGGACGGCTGATCACGGTTGACGCGTGCTTCGGCTGCGACAAGGCGGCGAAGACGCCGCACAAGAGCGACATGGAGTGGGTTCGCCCCCTCGACGGTAAGCCTGCGTTCCAGCGGTGCCGCGAGTGCGGGCAGCCGGCCGGACATGCCTCGCACTGGACCGAGACCGGGCAGCCGGTTGACGGGCCGTACACGGTGACGGTCGGCGAGACGGACAGCGTGGTTTCCCTCGACGTGACCGCGTTCGTGACGGACCTGGTGACGACCCTCGCGCAGGGCGCGCTCGCCGCCGACTTCTGCGACCTGATCGACATGTACGAGACGGCGTCGACGCACGACGGGCACGACCGCGAGCAGATGCTCGTCGAGCGGCTCGTCGAGGCTCTGCCGACGCGGCTGCCGCTGTATCCGGCCCGTGCTGCTGCGCTCGCCGACGAGATGCGCGGGCTCGCCCTGCGGCTCATGAGCGCGAGGACGGGTGCGGCATGAGCGCACTGGACAACGCCCGCAAGGCGGCGCGCGAGCTGCTGAACACCCTCGGCGGCGACGAGCGGCCCGAGTGGCGTACGTGTTTCAGCACGGACGGCACCGACGAGCCGACCGGTGTCGCACCGGTGTGCCCCGACGAGGAGCACGAAGACGCCGACGGCAACGTCTACGACTGTTGCCCCGACCCGGTCATCGAGTGCGACTCGTACGTGATGACCGAGTACCTGGTCGCCCTGCTCAACGCGGACAGGGGGCAGGCATGAGGCCCGAGAAGCTGCTCGAGATCGGGCGGAAGCTGCTGTGGTCCAAGTGGCAGGAAAGCGGCGACGAACTGGCCTCGGTGGCGATCGCGTCGCTGATGGACGCGGGGATGCTCGTCGAGCCGGGCGGTGCGGAGGAGTTGACGCGGCGTCGCGCTCAGGTCGTGCACCTCGACGGGCTGCTTACGCTCGCCTCGACGCTGGAGATCCCGCGCCCCGGCAACCGTCTGCCGCTGCTGCTGCAGCGCGTCATCGGAAGCGCTGACCGCTGGTACATCTCCGACCGCGAGGGCCGTCGTTGGCACCGCTTGGTCGGCTGGGTGTTCGAGCCCGGTGGTCTCACGGCGGATGAGCACATGCGCGATGACGCCCGGTACACCCTCGCCGAGGCTGTGCCGCTCGCACAGCGGATCGCCGCTGGCGACCTGCCCACCGTGCCCGAACCGCCGCAGGGCGCATCCGAGATCAAGCACCCGGCGATAAGGCGCACCCGCGCCCACTTCGCCGAGAACCCGCTGCCCGAGCAGCGACAGGGAGGTGCGGCATGAACCGCGTGAACATTCTCGCCGCCGGGATCCGGTGGCTGTACGGCACCGAGCAGCCCGACGGCGCGATTCAGCAGCACCTCGGAATCAGCATCCCGGACGTCCCGGCGAACCGGCTGTACGGCTTCTGCCCGTCCGGGTCCGGTGCTCTGCCGGTCGTGTCCGTGCAGGTGTCCCGTCCCGTGTTCTCGCGGCCGGGCCCGTACGGCGAGATCGTGAACGGGATCGGGTTGCACGAACTCGACGACATCCGGGCCGAGCTCGCGGTGCTCGATGTCGAGGTGTCGCACACGTGGAACGGGCACCCTGGCATCTCGGGCAGTCTCGGGCTCACGGTCGAGGCGCACCCGTCGCTGCTCGCTGCTGTCGCCCGGTACCGGGCCGGCTGCCCGAAGCACACGGGGCCGCTGTGTAGTTGGAATGGCTGCGACTGGTTCGGCACGGGCGACGCGCTGATCGTCCGGCCGACCCTGGTCGGCGGTGCGGTGTGAGCGCCCGGCAGCGGGTCCTCGCCGCCCTCGAAGGGTCGCCCGAAGTTCGGCCCGGCACCGCCGAGCAGCTCGTCGCCGACCTGGTCGCCGAAGTGCTGCACGAGACGCCGCTGTACCTCGCCGAGTACGACAGCGTCGAATCCGAGGTGCACCTGACCCTCGACGATGCCCGCGACTTCTGCGACGACATCGCCAAGACCGTCGGCTACGGCCAGTGCTGGGACTGGTCCCGGAACGAAGACGGCGTGTACGTCCAGTTCTGGACGCACGCCGACGACGACCGGCCGCTGCACCTCACGGGCGGCACGGTCACCGAGGTTCGGGTGCAGCGGCCGGCGGGCGAGCAGGGGAAGGGCACCCGCGAGGGCGAGCTCACCCCGGCCCGCCGGTCGTCGATGCGGCTCGCCGCGTTCCTCGCCGGTGCGCACAACGGTCGGGCCATGATGGGCGGTGCCGCCCTGACCGTGACGGCGCCCGAGTGCGACGACTGCGGCTCGGGCCCCGCCGCCTGCGGGCACTGCCCCACCTGCGACGTCTGCCTCGACTGTCACGAGTGCTCCATCGGCGACGGATGCAAGTGCCGCTGCTCGATGGGCGGTGCCTCATGAGTGCCGAGCACCGTCGCGCCGCTGTCACGGTGGCTGACCGCGCCACCGGCCCGGACGATCTGCGGCTGTTGCTCGCCATGCTCGGGCTCGACGAGCTGGCACCGAAGCCAACGCGTCGTCCTGGTCGGCCGCCGGTCGACCACGGGCACGGCGACTACCGCACGTACAAGAAGGGCTGCCGCTGCGCCGCATGCCGTGACGCCCACCGGAACTACTGCGCAGGGCAGCGCTCCGTCCGCAAGCAAGAGCCGTCGTCCGCCGACCGTGCCGGGCACGGCAAGCCGTCGACGTACAAGAACCACGGCTGCCGGTGCACGCCCTGCTCGAAGGCGAACACGGCAGACGTCGCCGCCTACCGGGCCCGACGCCGCGAACGTGAACTGGCCGAGACGGGCGGTGCCCAGTGACCGACCCGAAATGGGCAGTCGCAACCGAGCGGGGTCGCTACTACCGCGACCCCGCCGGGGGCCCCGACATGATCAGCGTCACGAACGTCCTCGACGCCGGCGTGAACAAGAGCTTTGCTCTCGTGCCGTGGGGCGCCGGGCTCGTCGCCGACCACGTGATCGCCGACCCGATCAACACCGCCCGCCGTGCCCGGACCGAGCCGACCGCGCTGCGCCGCGAGCTCGTCGCCGTGCCCCGCGGCCGTTCCGACAAGGCGAAGAACCTCGGCACCCGCGTGCACAACCGGGCGCAGGCGCTCGTGCTTGGTGTGCCGTACCCGGCCGACCCCGAGGTCGAGCCGTACGCGCAGCAGCTCGCGAAGTGGTTTCGGCTGTGGCGCGTCGACTTCGAGCGCGACGTGATCGCCGTCGAGTCGACCGTACTCAACCGGGCACGCGGCTACGCCGGTACCGGCGATCTGTGGGTGTGGCTTCCCACCGGGCCGCACCGGCGGCGGCAGCCGTGGCTCATCGACTACAAGACCAGCGCGACCAAACCGGCGACGACGGTCTACGACGAGCAGCCGCTTCAACTCGCCGCGCTGCGTCACGCGCCGGTGCTGCTGCTGCCGGACGACACCGACGAGCCCGCCCCGAAAGTGCTGCGGACGGGGCTGCTGAACCTGCGGCCGCGGTCGCACCGACTGATCGAGGTTCCGTCGGGCCCGGCGCAGTTCCGGGCGTTCCTCGGCGCGCTGCAGACGGCCCGGTACCTGCACACCGCGCCGGCCTCTTACGACTCGATCCTGCCGCCGTGGGCGCCGGGGTCTCCCGAACGAAAGGCAGCCTGATCATGGGCTCCCGCATCAAGACCATGCAGAAGCAGGCGGCCGAGCTCGGTCGCATCCGCACCGGCTACAGCCGGCCGAACCCGAAGCCCGACGGGCGCCCGATCCCCGTCAAGAGCAAGACGTTCGTGCTCAGCAGCCACTCGCGCGAGTACGTCGAGCGGGCCGCCGAACTGTACGGCGGCACCGTCGAGGAATGGACGCCGCAGAACCAGAAGGTCGCGCAGTACCGGGTCATCACGAAGGCGACCGAGCTGCGGGCGATCCTGCCCGCCGGCGACCCGCTGTCGCAGAACTATGAGCGGTGGTCGGGCGGTGGATGTGACCGGCGCTGCGACGGCGAGACGGAGCAGCTGTCACGGCAGCCGTGCCGGTGCTTCGCGCAGTACGGGCCCGACTGGCACGAGCAGAACCAGGTGAAGCAAGGGTCGGTGTGCAAGCCGACGTCGCGGATCAACGTCATGTTGCCCGACCTGCCCGACCTCGGCGTGTGGCGATTGGAGTCGCACAGCTACTACGCCGCCGACGCTATGGCGGGCGGTATCGACACGGTGCTGCAGGCGACCGAGGGGAAGTCCCTGATGCCGGTCCGCATGTGGATCGAGCACCGGGAGATCATGCGGGCCGGTAAGCCGAAGCACTTCCCGGTCGTGATGGTCGTGCCGTCGATCCCGAAGCTGCGGCAGGCTCTGTCCGGGCCGTTGTCGACGGCGGCCGCGCTGGACCCGAGCACGCTGGTCGACCGTCCGGCGATCGAGGCGGCCCCGGCGACGGTGCCGGACTACGTCGCCGAGGCGCGGCAGTGCAAGACGGTCGACGCGGCCCGCGAGGTGTGGCGCCGGGCAAACCGGGCCGGGCACGTGGCCCGCGACGGATCCGACGAGCTGTCCAAGGAACTGGTGCAGATCGCGGACGACATCGCGAAGGGCGTTGACACGCACACCGGCGAGCTCGGCGACCAGGACGACGAGCAGGCCGGGCCGGACGACGACGGCGTTATCGACGCCGAGTTCGTCGAGGACGGCGACGACCAGGGCGACGACGAGCCGCCGGCCGCGTTCCCGTCCGCGTCGTGGCCGACCGTGGCGACGCCGGGGGGTGGACGGTGACTGCGACCTATGACGAAGTGCTGATCTCGCTCGGCATGAAGCCTTCGAAGCGGCCGTACAACGAGCAGGTTCAGTGCGGCACCTACTCGGGCTACAACTCGCACCTGAGCAAGGGCGAGGAACCGTGCGGGGACTGCCGCGAGGCGAACAACGACTACAAGCGTCGGCGCTACACGGCGCCGAAGGACCCGGCGCGGTTGCAGCCCATCGAGCACGGCACGCCGAAGGGTGCGCGGCAGCACTGGTACCGCCGGCAGACGCCGTGTGACGCATGCCGTGTCGCCTACTACACGTGGCACAAGCCACGGCAGCGCGAGCGCTACGCCCGTCGGGCGAAGGTTCGGGGCGGTGGTCGGTGATGTGGCACCGCAACAGGCTGTGTGCGTTCGACCTTGAGACGACCGGGGTCGACGTCGAGCAGGACCGCATCGTGACCGCCGCAGTGATCGGCGTCGGCGGCGACCAGCCGACCGACGCGAGCGAGTGGCTCGCCGACCCCGGGATCGAGATTCCCGAAGGTGCGACGGCCGTGCACGGCATCACGACCGAGCACGCCCGCAAGCACGGTTCACCGGCCCGGCAGGTCGTCGACGAGATCGCCGCGGCGCTCGTCGCCCACTCCCGAAAGGGGGCGGTGATCGTCGGGCACAACGTGGCCTACGACCTGACGCTGCTCGACCGCGAGTGCAGGCGGCACGAGCTGCCGACGCTCGTCGACCGGGTCGGCGACCGGCCGCCGTACGTGATCGACACCCGTGTGCTCGACACGCACTGTTCGCCGTACCGCAAGCGGGTGTCGGAGACGCAGGGCCCACGGCAGTTGATCACCCTCGCGCAGGTCTACGAGCTGCCGTGGAACGAGAGCGAAGCGCACGGCTGCGCGTATGACGCGCTCATGGCCGCGCGGATCGCGTACCGGATCGGGGTCCTCGCCCACATGCGGCGCTCCGACTGGCCCGAGTCGATCCGGTTCAACAAGCGGCCCCGCTTCCACGAGCTGAAAGACCTCGATCTCGCGCAGCTGCACGAGCTGCAGGTGAAGCTCGCCGCCGAGCAGGCGGCCGGGCTGCAAGAGCACTTCCGCAAGACCAACCCCGACGCCGTCGTCGACGGCTCATGGCCGATGCGCCCGATGGAGGCAGACCGTGTCTGAACCGCTAGAGATGGCAATTCGGATGATCGACGTGAACGAGCAGGCGCTCGTTCTGAACGTCGACTATCAGGGCCTTGCGTACTTCCGGGTCGGCAAGGTGTGCCCGAGGGGGATCGCGTCGCTGCTGCGCGAACTCGCCGACCGTGTCGAAGCCAGTCACCCGCCGTTCCCGTGCGACTGGGACGAACGCCGCGGCGAGCCCGAGCCGGCCGACCGGCCCGCCGAGCCGCTTGTGCCGGACCGGGGCAGCCTCGACGCCGACGCGCAGGTGTGGACCGACGGCACCGGGCACCGGTGGGACCTGTCGGTGCCATGGGACGACGTCACCGACGTCCGGTGGCACTGGACCGGTCGCATGGACGGGCAGGGCGTGCCGCTGATGCGGAGCAACGACGGCGAGGAAACCGCGTCGCTCGACGTGATCCGCGCGGTGACGGGCCCGATCGCCCCCGTCGTGGGAACGGAGGGCTGACCCATGGGCTACATCACACACGTCACGGGCGAGTTCGCCATCGAACCGCCGCTCGCCTGGCCCGAGTTCAAGGGCAGCGAATTCGCCCCGCACAACATCACCTGCTCGAACCCCGACCTGATCCTGCGCGTCCACGAGACGACCGTCGACACCCCGGACGGGCCGCTGCTGCACCGCACGGCAACCGCGCTCGTCATGCGCGAGATCGACGAGTACCGGGCGTACAACCTGCTCAACCAGGTACAGAAAGCCGTCGACGCCTTCCCGGGCCACACGTTCACCGGCCGGCTGAACTGCGAAGGCCAGGAGAGCGACGACCTATGGCGCGTCGTCATCCGCGACGGCCGCGCCGTGAAGGTCAAACCGCGCATCGTGTGGCCCGACGAGGACGGTGCCGCATGACGATCCCCGGACTCATGCCGGCCGGCGCGGTGTCGCCGGTCGTCGACCTGGTCGCCAGGGCCGCCGAGGGGCTGCGCGTGATCGGGCTCGACCTGTCGCTGACGTCGACCGGCGTCGCACTGCCCGACGGCACGACGTACCGCATCAAGACCCGGTCCGCCGACGGCGACCGCCGGCTGCTGCACATCCGCGACAGCATCCGCGACGACCTCGCCGAGCACCGGCCCGACGTCGCCGTTGTCGAGGACCTGCCGCGCCACGCCAAGGGCGCGGGGATCACAGCCATGGTGCACGGCATCGTGCGCGCCGAACTGATCGACGCCGGGGTGCCGTACGCGCTCGTCGTCGCCGCGACGCTCAAGTCGTACGCAGCCGACCACGGACGGGCCGAGAAGTCCGACATGGCCGCCGCCGCCTTCCTGGCGGCCGGCGCCGAGTTCGCCGACGACAAAGGCGGCGACCAGTGCGACGCGTGGTGGCTGCGCGCTGCTGCTCACCACGCCTACGGACAACCGCTGTTCGACCTGCCGCAGGCGCAGCTCGACCGACTGTCCAAGGTCGAGTGGCCCAACCTCCTTCCGCAGCGATTCGTGATGGGAGTCGACCAGTGATCAGGACCGATGGAGAGCTGCGGCTCATGGACTGGTTCTGTGGCGCGGGCGGATCGTCGCAAGGCGCGCACGCCGTGCCCGGCGTCACCGTCGCCCGCGCGGCGAACCACTGGGACAAGGCCATCGAGACGCACACGATGAACTTCCCCGAGACCGACCACTACAAGGGCGACATCCGCGAGGCACCCGTCGACCGGTGGCCCGTCACCGAACTGTTCTGGGCATCGCCCGAGTGCCCGAAGTGGACCGTCGCCCGCGGGAAGAAGCGCGACTTCCACAACACCCGACAGGGCGAGATCCCCGGCATGGAGCAGCCGCGCGACCCCGCCGACGAGCGTTCCCGCGCCCTGATGGAAGAAGTGCCGCAGTACCTCGAAGGCGTGCAGCGCCGCGGCGCGCTCGTGCTCGCCGGCGTCGTCGAGAACGTCATCGACTGCCGGGCGTGGGACCAGTGGGACCGCTGGTTGGGCGAGCTGTGGCGGCTCGGCTACAAGACCCGCACGATCGCGCTGAACTCGATGCACGCGCAGCCCCGGACGCTGCTGCGCGCCCCGCAGTCCCGTGACCGGCTGTACGTCGCCTACTGGCACAAGAGCCTCGGCAGGGATCCGGACTGGGATAAGTGGTTGCGGCCGGCCGCGTACTGCCCGACGTGCGACCGCATGGTGCAGGCGCTGCAGGTGTTCAAGGTGCCCGGCCGGGACATGGGCCGGTACGGCAGGCACGGGCAGTACGTGTACCGGTGCCCGTCGACGTCGTGCCGGAACCAGGTCGTTGAGCCCGAGGTGCTGCCCGCGATGGCGGCGATCGACTGGTCGATTCCTGGTACCCGGATCGGGGACCGCACGCCGACGACGAAGGCTCCGGACGGGCTGACGCCGAAGACACTCGCGCGCATTGAGGCCGGTCTCAAGCGGTTCGCCCGCCCCATCACGTTGGAGGCGGCCGGGAACACGTACGAGCGGCGGCCGGGCGTCCGTACGTGGCCGGTCGACGCGCCGCTGACGACGCAGACGACGACTGCGACGAAGGCGGTCGCCTGCCCGCCGATGCTCGTGCCGTCCGGTGGGACGTGGCGCGACAACGCGACCACCCTGTTCGACCCGATGCCGACGCGGACGACGGTCGAGACGGACGCTCTGGCGGTGCCGCCGCTGCTCGTTCCCTCCGAGGGACGCGACGGGAAAGAAGCCTCGACCGCGCACCGGCCGATGCGGGCGCAGACCACGCGGAACGAGACGGGCCTCGCATGGCTGCCGGGCATGGCCGAGTTCGATCCCTTCATTACGCCGCTGCGTGGCGGCGGCGACTCCGAAAGGGCCCGGCCGATCTCTGCGCCGCTGCACGCGGTGACCGCCGGGGGCAATCACCACGGGCTCGTGATGCCGCCCGCAATGGTCGTCCGGAACAACGGCAGCAAGGGCGACGGCGGGGAGCACTGCACGCCGGTCGACGAGCCGATGCGCACTCTGACGACGGCCGGGCACCAGTCGCTCGCCACTTGGGCGCACCTGCTCGTGCCGTACTACGGCAACGGGCACGCCCGGCCGGCGAGTGAGCCGGTCGGCGCGTTCACGACGAAGGATCGGTGGGCGCTCGTTCGTGGGCTCGATGACATCGATCTCGCGGACGTGCTGTACCGGATGCTCGAGCCTCACGAGATCGGCCGCGGTATGGCGTTCGCGGACGGCTACCGGATGGCGCCGAAGTCGAAGCGGGACCGGGTCCGGCTGTACGGGAATGCGGTCACACCGCCGGTGGGCGAGGTGCTGGTCTGCGCACTCGTCGAGGCGATCACCGGCAGCGAGCTGTCGCGCACCGAGCAGGGACTCGCGGTATGACCCCCCGCCGCCGTCGGCAGCAGCCGAAGCCGCCACCGAGCGGGCTCCTCGACTGGCGCGATCAATCGCATTGGTCGTGGACGCCGAAGCCCTGCCGGTACTGCGGCCGCCCTACGAATCTCCGCGACTCGAAGCGGGCTCCCGCTCACAAGGCCTGCGCCGAGGCGGCACTCGCTCAGCAGACCGCAGATGCAGCAGATGCCTACCTGAACCAGCAGCTCGGATAGCGAGGAGAGAGACATGCCCAAGCTGGACAAAGATGCCGAGGTCGAGCTGAAACTCGACAGCGCGGCCGGCGCCCTGCAGGGAAGCGCCACACAGCCGCAGCGCCGCGGGCTGTTCGAGTACCCGGGCACATCGGTGTTCGCGGTCGTCGAGTTGACGAGCAAGGCGTACACCGGGCACGCCGACGGCGAGGAAAAGCCGCCGCAGGTGAAGCTCAGGATCACGATCGCCGAGGTCGCGCAGGACAACGAGCAGGCCGAGATGATCGCCGAGATCATGCGGGCGATGATGCGGCGCCGGAAGATGAACGGCACGTTGGACGAGCTCGGGCCCGGGTCGCGGGACGTCGAGGCTGCGGTTTCCGAGGCCCTCGGGAACATGCCGACCGAGACCGAGTTCGAGATCTATCAGGACCGGAAGCGGGCGGCGCAACGCGGCTCGCGGGTCGAGCAGCACTGATGACCAGGGAACCGCGGGCCGGTGCCGCACGGCGGCAGAAATGTCGCTGCGGCCGGACCGTGCTGCGGCAGCTCGTCGGCCGTATCGCCGCGCTCGACGTCACCGCCGACGCTGCACCGCTCACCCCCGCGGCGGCCGCCGCTCTGCGTGAACCGAATCGGCTCGACTGGTGCCTGCGCACCACTAAGGCCGGGCTCGAGCTCATGTGGGCCGACTGTCGCCGGCGCAGCACCCCGTGCGGTCGCGAGCACGTGATCGACCACCAGTGCACCGGCCCCGCGGTTCCCGCCGCACCGTCCGCCGTACAGCTCACGCTCTGAACCTCTGGAGACACCATGCCGTTCTTCGTCGTCGACGACGGGGCGCACAGCCACCCGAAGATGATGGCTGCGGGCAATGCGGCCGTTGGTCTGTGGTCGCGGATCGGCTCGTACGTGGCGCAGCACCTCACCGACGGGCACGTGCCGGGTGACGTGGCGAAGATGTACGGCACCGCCCCGCAGATCCGCAAGCTGGTCGCGGTCGGACTCTGGCACGACCATGCGCACACCTGCGGCCGCTGCCCCGCCGTGCGGCCGGGCGACTACCACATGCACGACTATGCCGAGTCCGGCAACCCGACCCGCGCCGAGGTGCTCGCCCGCAGGAAGCGCGAGGCGGATAAGAAGCGGGCGTACCGCGACCGGCAGGCGGGGCAGCAGATGCGGCTCGACGACCCGCCGCCCCCGCCGCCGCGGCGGCAGCACGACCCCGAGCCGGCGCCCGCACGCACCGGGATCCCCGCCGACTGGGAGCCGTCTGCCGACGATGTGCGGGCCGCGCAGCTCGCCCGCGCCGAGGACGGGCAGCCGCAGCTCACCGCCGACCAGGTCGACGCCGTCACAAGGAAGTTCGTGCGCCGGATGCTCGACGACGGCACCCGCGCCGCAGCGTGGGGCGGCCGGTGGCAGCAGTGGGCCGAGAACGAGCGCACCGACCGTGAACCGTCCGGCGGCGGGGTGGTCGTCCGGCCCCCGTTCGGACAGCAGCCCATGACCAAAGGACAGCAGCAGCGCGCCGGGCTCGACCGGCTGCGCGAGCGCATGCAGGGAGGCACCGCGTGAACGTCGACGAAACCATCGAACTGTTTCAGCAGATCTCGCTGATCGACGACCGTGTCGTGCGGATCGACGAGACCGAGCAGGCGGCGCAGCTCACGCTGTGGGCGGCCGTGCTGCGCGAGGTGCCGTTCGAGTTCGCCGGGCAGGCGATCGGCGAGCACTACGCCGAGTCCGCGTGGCCGATCATGCCGAAGGACATCGCGGCCCGGTGGCGCAAGGTTGCCCGCGACCGGCTCGCCCGACACACGGGCACGTTCGAGCCGACCCGGCACCCGCGGCTCGACCCCGACGACATCCCGGGCTATCGGGCGGCGCTGCGGGCACAGCGGCATGCGGTGCGTTGTGGGGGCGAGCAGCCGGTCGAGTGGCGGGCCCTGACCGCAGGTGACGCGGTGCCGAGCAGCGCGGGCGAGCCGACCGACGAGTACCGGCGGGCGCGCGAGTTGCTGCGCCGGCTGCGGTCCGATGCCGATGCCGAGCAGGTCGCGTCATGACGTTCGCGGCCCGCACGGTGTGGGCGGTCGAATGCAACCGGTGCGGCGTCTCGTTCACCGACCCCGAGGACGACGCCGAGGTGCTGCTGCTCGACACCGTCGAGGGCGCCGACAGTCTCGCCGCCGAGATGTGCCGAGCCGGGTGGGTCGCGGTCGGCGGCGGCCGGCACTTCTGCCCGCCGTGCGTGGTCGTCGAGCAGGCCGCGGTCATGGACCGGTTGGCGATCGAGTCGACGCACGAGCCGCTGCCGTTCGACGGCGGTGACGCGTGATGTACGCCCGCACCGAACGCTCGCAGATTCCCGACGCCGTCGCCGCTGTGGTGGCCGCGGTCGTCGCCGACCACCCGCAGGCAGGCCCGGATGCGATCGGCCGCCTGACCGTGCTGGAACTCGCCCGCGAGGGCTGGCACATCACCCCCGACGCGCTGCTGCGTCGGGCCGAGACCCGCGTGCCCACCACGCGCTGAAGGAGACCTTCATGTACCCGACTCTCTTCACCACCCCCGGCGTGAAGGACTTCGCCGAGGCCGTCGACACCGAGCGGCAGGCGCAGCTCGCCAAGTGGGGCGACCAGCACCACCCCGACATGGCCGGTACCGACGACGTCCAAGAGGAAGCGCGCCGCATGTTCGCCCGCTTCGCCGCCAACTATCAGACCCTCAACAGTGGGGAGTTCGACCCCCGCGACCCCGACGCCTCCGTCGACTGGACCGGCATCCTGCTCGAAGAGGTCTACGAGGCTGTCTCGGAGAAGGACCCGGCCAAGCTGCGCACCGAGTTGATTCAGGTCGCCGCTGTCTGCGCCGCATGGGTCCACGACCTCAACACCCGACCGCACCCGATGATCTGCGACCACTGCGGCGAACCCATCCCGACCGGGACCGGGTTGAACACCTGGCACGGCCCCATCCCGAAGCCCGGACAGCCCGAGTGCACCGTGCCCCGCTACCACCTCGGCCGCGAGTACCCCGAGTGCCGCGCGGCCGGCGGCGAGCAACCGCCCGCTGCCGACTCGCAGGTGCAGCGGTGACCGGGCCGCGCCGACTGCCGGCCGGATGGCACGCCGCGCCGCCCGAGCTGCGAGCGACCGCCGCCGTCGAGCGGGTCGTCGAGGACGACGCCCCCGACCCCGCACCCGCTCTGAACCGGGCCGACCGCCGCAGGCTCGCCCGCGCTCTCAAGAAAGGCAACCGCCGATGAGCACGCCCGCCGACGAACTCCGCACCGCCGCGTTTCAGCTTCGGAACCCGTTCCACCTTCCGGGGCTGAAAGCCGTCGTCGATCCCGAGCTCGCGTCCCTGCTCGCCGACTGGCTGGACAGGGCGGCCGAGGACGCCGAGCAGATCGGGGCCAACTTCCACGCCCTCGCCGTGGCCCGCCTGGTCAACGGAAGTGCAGGTGCCCAGCGATGACCGAACTTCGCACCCTCGAGAGCGCCGTCGACAACCTGCGCATGATCCTTAACGACGTGTTCGCCGACCGGCCCGGCGCGCAGCAGCTGCTCGACGACGTCACCCGCGAACTCACCGGCCGCACCGTCGTCCACCGCGACCAGGACGTACAGCCGCGCCGGTTCGTCCTGCGCCGCACCGTCGACGTGTCCGGCGTCTCGGGTATCGGCGACGTCGCCGATACCCGAGACGTCGACGGCGTGCTGTGGCCCGACGGAACTGCCGCCGTCCGCTGGCGCGGCGAGCATCCGTCAACCGTCGTATGGGACCGCGGCCGCGCCTCTGTCGAACTCATCCACGGACACGGCGGCGCGACACAGATCGTGTGGCTCGACGACGAGCCGGCCGACGTGCCCGAGCAGCGGCTGCGGGGGGCGGACTGATGCCGATCCGACCCGAAAACCGCGACCGGTACCCCGACAACTGGCCGCAGATCAGCGCGTCGATCCGGTTCGACCGCGCCGCCGGCCGGTGCGAATGCGTCGGCGAGTGCGGCCGCGGCACGCACACCGGCCGCTGCCCGAACGAGCACGGCGGCACCGCGTACGGCACCGGCTCAAAGGTCGTGCTCACCGTCGCCCACCTCGACCACACGCCCGAGAACTGCGCCCCGACCAACCTTCGCGCCATGTGCCAGGGCTGCCACCTGCACTACGACCGCGACCACCACCGGCAGACCGCCGCAGCGACCCGCCGCGCCGCGATCGAAGCGGCCGGGCAACTCGCCCTCGAGCTCGGCGATTTCACGTTCGACCCCGACCTCGACGAGCCCGACGACTACGGCGACGAGTACGACCTCGAAACGCTGATCGACGACGACGCCGAGTTCTACGACGACCGGCCCCGGATCCGCGGCGAGTACAGCCGGCCCGCGACCCGGGCCCCGATTTGGCTCGACCGGTCCCGGACCCTGGTCGACCTGCCGCCGCTCGACACGTACCAACCGACCGCACTCATGGAGGCCGCGTGATGCCCGGTTCCCCGCAGCAGTTCGCACGGCTCACCGTGCTGCTCGCCGAAACGACCGACCCCGAAACGATCGACCGGCTGCTCGACCAGTGGCTCGACTACGGCCGTCTGGCGACCGAGTTCGACGTCGAGAAGTGGGGGTTTCCGCCCGGCTGGTGCTCGAAGGAGCGGCGCGAGTTGATGCGCCGGGCCCGCCACTCGACGGGAGTTGTCCCGCTCGACGACGCCCTCGGCACTACGGAAGGAACCGCAGCGTGACCGCTTCACACGTCGACTGCCCCGAGCAGTGCGAGATTCCCGACGGCGTCGACCTGACCGAGGTCCCCCGCCCCCGTCACGCATGGGGCGATGTCCTGAACTGCCCCAACGATGGATGCGGTCGATCCTTCATGGTCCGGCAGACCATCGGCGCCGAGACCGACACGAGCACCTGACCGACGCGACGGGGCGCCCCCATCCGGCCAGATGTCCGGGGCGCCCCACACGGTGCGATCACCCTACGCGCCACAGGAGTACACCCGCCATGACCCACACCCGCACGCCCGCCGAGAACCTCCGCCACATCGCGAACCACTGGGACCACCTGCGCGCCCTGCTCGACACCGCCGGCCCCGGCCAGACGTGGCCGCCGCAGAAGCCGGTCGTCGAGTATCTGCGCGCCCTCGACGACCAGGACGCAGCCGAGGTGTCCGCCGAGCAGCAGCTCGCCGCCGCGATCGCGCACGCTCTCGACCACCCGCAGCGGCTCGTCACCACCCGACACCACACCGGGCAGCTGTACTACGAGTGCGCATTCTGCGAGCGCGTCGGCGAGGGACACAGCCACCCCGTCCGCGAGGACCGCGACCCGGCGCAGCTCGGCGAACGCCCGGTGCCGATCCGGCTGCACGTCGCCGACGCCTGCCGTGCGATCGAAGTCGCCCTCTGCGGGCTCGCCGACTCGATCGCTTCCCGCGATGCCCTCGACCCTGCCGACTGGCACGGCACCGACCGGGCGCAGCGCACCGTTCCGGCCGCCGCCCGGTACCTGCTCGGCCGGATCGGCGGCCCGTGCTGCGGGACGCACGACACGGAGCAAGCGCGGATCGCCGAGTTCGCCCGCGAGGCCGCGGCCCGGCTCGACCGCGTCCTCGGCATCAGCCGCACCTCGGCAGTCATGCCCGGCCGGCCGTGCCCCTGGTGCGGGGGGGACCTGGTGCTGCACACCGAGGCCGAGACCGTGATGAGCGTGACCTGCTCAACCGGGCTCGTCGACTGCGCGGCGCCCGTCGCGTTCGACGTCGACCGCCGGGCCCGGGTGTGGTCGACGCCCGAGCAGCTCGCCGGCCTGCAGAAGGCGCTCGACGCTGCTGAGCGGAAGCGCGCCGAGGCGGAGCGGCGGGCGAAGCGGGCCGAGGCGCGGCGGCAGCAGCGGGCCGCGGCGAAGAGCCAGGCTGCGGCGTAGGATCCCGCGCATACGACAGCGCCCCGCCGATCTCCCTTCGGCGGGGCGCTGCTGTGTCGAGCTACTGCTGCTCGTCGTCCTTGCGTGCGGGGCCGCGGCCGCGTGTGGTGCGGTCGCGGAAGAACGCTTCGATGGGTTCCCACGGCATCGCCCACGCGTTCCCGATCCTGATCCACTGCTCGGGGGGGACCGGCCATGCGGGGTCGTTGTCGGCGATGTGCCGGACCCCTTGACGGGTGATCGGACGGGCGACGTATCCGCGGTCTGTGACCCGCCGCGCGATCTCGGTGAAGGTCACCAACTCCGGGATTCCCCCTCCGTTGTCGTTAGCGGGCATGGGGCCATCCTGCCTGAGTACTTGTCAAAGCGCTAGTACCTCCGTTACGTTCGGTGCAGCAACAAGCCCCGCTCGGTGGTGACACACCGAACGGGGCCGCAACACGACCGGGCCCGGTGGTGACACACCGGGCCCGGCCAGACCCCGCAGGTGGTGACACACCTCGCGGGACGCCCGACACCCTGCTGTGAACAGGAGCGTCAGACAGTGCTGAATCGTATCCGGGGCAAGCGCCCCGCCCCCACCCCTCCACCGGCGACGGTCTTACCGATCGCCGAGCCGACATTCACGGCGCAGATCCTGCTCGTCGCCGCGCACATCCTGGACATGGACCCGACGCACCCGCTCGACCCGCGCGTGCTCGATGCCTCCATGGATGCCGCCGCGGACGCCGTTCTCCGCCCGCTGCCCGACATCGTCCGGTCCCAGACACTCGACTCGGTCCGCGTTGCGCTGCCCCGCTCCGTCGACGGCGACACCCGGGCCGAGTACGCGCTGCGCCTGCGACAGACGGCGAGGTCCGTGTGATGGACCTGCCCGAGTACGAGCCCGCGCCCGAGCCGGACCGCACCCCGCGGCCGAACCGGATCGTCGACGCGCCCGCGACTCCGATGGGCTGCGCCCTCGACTACAACGCCGGCGAGGACGTGCGCGACGAGATGGACAAGCAGCGCGCCCTTGGCCGCGGCTGAACCGGCACACCCTGATCGGCCGGCCCGCAGCGCCCCCAGCCTGCGGGCCGGTCCCCTTCCCCATGGGAGCACCCGTGCACCGTCCCGAACTCACACCTGCGCAGCGCAAGCTCGTGACCGTCGTCGTCGGCGGCGCCGTACTGCTCGCCGCGATCGGGTTCGTCGGCTCATACGCCGCCGTTCGTGAACTCGCCGTGCAGAAGGGGTTCGGCAACTTCGCGCTCGCGTTCCCGATCGGGCTCGACGCCGGGATCGTCGTGCTGCTCTGCCTCGATCTGCTGCTCGCATGGCTGCGCATGCCGTTCCCGCTACTGCGCCACACGGCATGGCTGCTCACCGGGGCGACGATCGCGTTCAACGCCGCGGCGGCGTGGCCCGACCCGCTCGGCGTCGGCATGCACGCGGTGATCCCGCTGCTGTTCGTCGTCGTCGTCGAGGCCGCCCGGCACGCGGTCGGCCGGATCGCGGACATCACCGCCGATCGGCACATGGAACCGGTACGGCTCGCCCGGTGGCTGCTCGCCCCGCGGCAAACGTTCGTGATGTGGCGGCGTATGAAGCTGTGGGAGATGCGTTCGTACGCGGACGTGATCAGGTTCGAGCAGGACCGGCTCGTCTATCGGGCGCAGCTCGAAGCGCGGTTCGGCCGGCGGTGGCGCAGGAAGGCACCGGTCGAGATGTTGCTGCCGCTGCGGCTCGCCCGCTACGGCCGGGCGCTCGACGAACCCGCACCCGCACCTGTACCCGACGAGCAGCCCGTGCTCGACTTCGATACGGCGGCCGCCGAGGCGCTCGCACTCGCACCCGCGACGGTGCCCGACGGGTTCGTGCTGGACCTCGCCCCGATGCACCCGCCGATCCCCGAACTGACCGCACCCGAACCCGCGGTCGTGTTCGCGGCGGCGCACCCGCGGGTCGAGGTGCACGCCCGGATCCCGGACCCGGTCGACGAACCCGCACCCGTAGTTGAACCCGAGTGCGTCGAACCCGAACCCGAGCCGGAACCCGAGACGGAACCCGAACCCGAGCCGGAACCCGAGCCCGAACCCGAACCCGAGCCGGAACCCGAGCCCGAACCCGAACCGCACCCGAACCCGAGACGGCGCACCCGAACCTCACCCGCCGAGTTCGCCGACCTGGTCCGCCGAGCCCGCGTGCTCGCCGAAACCGAACCGCTGACACTGCGGGGCGTACGAGCCGAGTTCGGCATCGGACAGGCCAAGGCGCAGCGCGTCATCGCCGCCGCGTCCAAGGGGGACTGACCGGTGCACGCCGTGTTCGCCGCACTCGCCGCCCTGTCGATGCTCGGCGCCTTCGCCGGGCTCACCCACCTTGCACCCGCACCCGGACCCCGCACCCGTTACGCACTCGCGCTCGGGCTCGTCGCCGGGTGCGCACTCGCCCTCGCACTCGCTTAGGACCCGCCATGCCCGAACCGATCACACCGACGCGGATCATCCCGCCCGGCGCGGCACTGCCCGCCCGGCCGCCCGCACCCGGCGAGG